CTGCTCCTGCTGTTGCTGCTATTGCTGCGGATGATGGGATAAGTGGTAGGAATGAACATCTCGTTAAAGAGTTATCTCTTATTAAGGAGGAGGAGATGAAAGAGGAGGAGGATGATGTTGCAGATATGATGGGTGGGATGGCGGCGGCGGATCAGTATAGAGAGCCGGTTGAGCCACGACCACGATCACCATCACGATCACCATCACGATCACCATCACCATCCATACGAGCTTCACGGTTTGATGATAATCGTGAGGGTGGCCAGCCTAGACGTGATACTAAAAAACGGTATCGCGCACAAAATAAACATCGTACGTCGAAATCCAAATCCAAATCCAAACCAAAAACGAAGAAATCTAATAGAAAAAAAGCGATTACCCGTCGTCGATATACTACAAAAAAATAAATCAAAATAGTGCGGTCATCCAATCTCTCGTAATCACCGCATCCACGCTTTCCAGTGCGCCTTCAACCCACCCTTGATGACGACTCACCATCTCTCCAACAATAACCATCCCTTTCATCGGGTTCTGCGCTTTACGGATGAAGTCCGGTCGGGTTTTGAACTCATCGCCGAGAGGCGCATAATAATGTGTTCCATCATTCCAATAATAGTCCCGAATTGCCGTTATATTAAGCGGCAGTTCTTTATCCGGTATTCCAAGTGCGTGTTTTATCCACTTTGAATACATTTCACGAGCTTCTGGCGTATTTTCAAGTGCGCCTTTCGCTTTTAGTCGTGTTGCGTGTTGATTATCCGTATAAGCTACCATATATACTCCTTTACTCGGGTCCATCGGTATTAATTTTTGAAGCGGACCCTTAACGACCGTGAATGCCTGAACATACTTTTTCATTATTTCGGTGCTCGCGCGGTCGAACTTTGCGTATACGAGGAGAAACGGTTGTCCGTGGATTTGCTGGTAGATGCTTGTCGGCGCCGACGCGCCTGGGACGATTTTCCGCACGCCTTGTATCGTGGTGGCAACGATGACCTTATTCGCATGGTATGTTTTATTGGTAGTTGTAGTAATTTTGAATCGGGATGCGGCGGCGATGGCAGTGACACTCGGTTCTATATTGACCACCTCGGTCGAAAACCGGAATTGTCCTCCCCCTATTTCCTGGTATAATCTCTCGGTGAGATCGCCCCAAGGCACGTGAAGTGCCGTCCATCCGCTCACATTATCATCCATACCATAGTGATACAACGTTTCGTAAATGTCGGCGTCTTCGAAATCTGATCGACGGGCGTAAATGTGGCGTAGTTTCGCGTGGATTCAAACTCCGAGTAATGCGTTTTGGTGTCTTTGAGTAGTTTTATCAATGCGTGGTCTTTGGACTTTCGTCCAACACCGGCGCCGACAACAACATCTGCGCTAAAGAAAATTTCATTTACGGCGCGACCGCCCATCCACTTTTTCGGGTTCTTCTCTAAAATGAGAAATGTTGTATTCGCTGGTGCAAGACGTTTGATTTGGTAAGCGGCATATAATCCGGAGATACCGCAGCCGATTATAATAACATCAACACGGTTGTTCATTTTATTATAGGGTGTTTTTATTTTATTGATTAGCGAGTTCTTTTTTATCTATGACGACGTGTTGGATGACTCGTTTGATAACTTTTGATGAACGAAAAAAGTGAAGTCACACATTTTTCATTCAAAAAATATTTGAGTGCATAACTTTAAAAATCGCGTATTTTGTGTTTTACAAGTCTCCGGTGCCAACGGCGATTTGGCCATTTTTTATTTCTTGAAAACAATATTTATTTTAGTCGCACTAGAATCATCTTCAAGAGCATTAAACGGACGATTAATCTCCATATAATCATCGAAGGATAAATCATCCATAACGTCATTACACGCTCGTCTAAACAACTCATTTTCATAACCTTTTGCTGATAGTACTTTTCTAAAAATTTCATACAATTTAATTTTAATAGTCATATTTTCTCGTTCTTTCAAAATATTCTCAATATATTTACTTCTATTTATCGTACATTGTTGTATTTCATTTTCATTCGTAATAATTAAATATATGATATCTATCATACTTTTTTTATCACCTGTAAAATACTCGTTTCCATAAAAAGAGCATTTATAAAATCGGTCCTTAAATATTTGAAGCACGATGGACTCTACAAACTTACAATCAATACATTCCATCTGAAATAATAATATAGAACCCTTCGGGTAATTATTGAACCTATTCAGATTGGATTGTCGTGTCATTCCGACCTTGTATACATTTTCGGAGGTTCGTATATGTTCGCGTTCGTGTAGTAGGTATATGTAATTAGTAGTTATTTGGTTCATTATAATATAACACGGATTATCAATATATTATAATAACTAATAATTGGGTTTATATCTTGATGATAACGTTCAATTAGTAATCTTCAACCCGACATTTCACACTTCGCAGTTCTTCGAAACTACAAGTTTTATATATAATTGTTTATTCTACTAGGCTATTACGTTCAATCACCGTTTCTTTGGCAATGTTTTTGATAACCTTCGTTATATTATAGTCTTCACCGTCTTGTGCATGTCTCGATAATGTCATATAAACGTCATTCGCACGAGTGTAGCTTTTCTCGCATTCAGGATGTTTTTTTGCCCATTCATTAATCAGGTTGATATTCTTATGTTCGACTGTTCTGACTGCATCAATCATCTTCTGAGAGTTTATGTCTTCGCGTTCCCATTTGTCATGTTCCTTGACATATAAGATTTCTCGTTTCCGGTCAGTGCAATGAATCGGTCGTTTATGAATATCTGTGTTTTTCAGATTATCAATGAATATGCTGGAAATTCCCTTAACGTAGCCGTGCCGACCTACATGTTCCATATCCTCCGTTGTTAAGTCAATCGACTTAACGAAATCTGTCATGTTCATCGCACCTTTACACTTTTCATTCAGAAATAGGTTGATACTGAAGTGGTTGTTGTCACCCTTGTGGTTGTATATGTTGTTCGTAACAGAGGCCGCATTATTTGTATTATTTTTACATATTTCTATTAATTTATTGTGGCTCTCTTGTTGGGTTGCTATCAACTCTTGTTGATTTTTTACAACATCAACAATCATCTGTTTGAACACGACATTTTCTTGTAAGAATGTACTTATCATATTCATAACGTTGGCGTCGTTTGGACTCGTTATTTGTGATTGTTCTGGTATCGTTCCGTTACATGTTTTCATATGACGAGACAATCCTGATGAATAGGAATATCCAATCCCACAATACTTACATGTTTGAACCTTATTGAATACATGGGTTATCTTCTTCGGAGTAATATACCCATTATATCTTCGTTTTGGTATGTTGGATTTATCAGTTATATTCAATACAATTTCGTTAACGATGGTAGAGTTATCATTTTCTTCGGTTTCATCGTTGTGATTTTCTGTATTATCTAAATGTGATAGATTGCAATTTGCAATATGCTTCTTAGTTTGAATATGTTTTTTATAATCGTATCGATTGGATGTATAAAACTTACAAATATCGCAAGAAAATAACATTATTATAAATACAATATATAATATTTTAAGTTCATTATACGCATGTATTTACCGTCTTGCGTTTTTTATACGTCGTCGATGTCAGTGTGCGACACTATCTCGTCTTACGATTTTTAACAGTATAGGTTCTCACTACATGAATAATCGAGTTATACCTTATCGTTATCAAAATGATAACGTCTGTTATCATTTACAATAAATGTCCGTTTTTTGGGGGGTCGTCGAACCGTCCTCCGCATCGGTATTTTAAAAAGTCAGTCACATGTTTTTCTTTTACAAAACACGTTTTGTGAGCATGTCAGTCACAAGTGTGTTTTTACGTGTTTTTTCAAAAGTCTCGGCCGCTATAGCCAAAATAGACATTTATAAAATGTCCAAGTTTTTAGGTAAAAAACGCCGCCCGATAGGTATTTATACGGATACATACCTGACGATATATGCTGTGATGTATGCTGTGATGTATGGTATTTCTCGCAAAGTTACCATTTTATAAAAATGTCCGTTTTTTTGCCCCCTACCACATCGGCCTTCGGCCGTCTATTGATTTCCAAGCCGAATATTTTCGGCCAATAACCAACAATTCACGCTTCGCCGTTCTTCCAGAACCCGCCATTTTTATATAAACCGTTCGGTATGTATTCTAGTATATTATATTTTCCGTGAAATGGCCATCTTCGACATCATCGCCATGGCTCTTATTACGACCATTCCGATAGTTTATACATTCCCGATGATACTTGCGCATTTGTTCAAGATTCAAGGCTATAAAATTACGGATCAAACCGAATGTAACCAGCTGATAAACAAGTTGAACATCAAGCGCGCAGTTTTCTTCAATAACGGAAAGCCATTCGGGCTTTTTTACGGGAAGTGGTATATAGGTTCTATTACTTCGAATAATTCACAGCATGGGAGCCAAGAGCAGACAATGTATATTATTATGAAACGCGCAACTTACGAAACAACCACGAATACAGCTGGTGGCAATAATGCCTCCTCATCATCCTCCGCCTCCTCCACTGCCACCGCCACCGCAGAAAAGCGAATCATTGATATCCGTGAGCGCCGCGGAAATCCGTGGTGGTGGGAATACGCCGACCGCAAGTATGACGCAACCAAGTTCTTGAAACGCGAACCGAGAGAATATCAACAGGAAGTAATCGACGATATTCTCTCCATCATCAAAAGTAAAGCCTCTCGTAGTGGCACATTCTTCATTCACGGCGATCCAGGCACCGGCAAATCACTCCTCACGCTGCTCTTAGCGAAGCAAATCGGCGCATATTACTGCGATACATGGAAGCCCACCGATCCAGGCGACAACCTATCGAAAGTATATAGTACAATTTCACCGGATGATGATAAACCGCTGGTTCTAGTATTAGAAGAGTGTGATAAACTCATTACGAATGTGATTCAAGGCAATGTGAAACCGCACCTTTACATTCCGATACCAATGATGGATAAATCCGATTGGAATAGTATGTTGGATAAAGTCACAGACCTAGGATTTTATCCAAATTTGATATTGATTCTGACGTCGAATGTCTCTCGCGACGCATTACATGAGATCGACGCATCGATTTTGAGAGATGGACGGATTGATAAGGCCTATCATATGAAAATGGTATAAATGATTATAATCTCTATAATACATACAACATGTCTTCTCTCACGCCCGTCGAACTCACCCGTGAATCATTTAAGGGATTGCTAGAATTCAATTCTAAGAAACACAAGCATACCATTCTGAAGCTTACTGCTGATTGGTGTCGTCCGTGTAAAACAATCAAAGACCTTGCCATCCAGCAAGTCGTGAATCTCACGTCACTCGAACGCCCCATCGAGTGCTATGAAGTGAATGTGGATGACTCTCTGGATTTCTACGCATTTATGAAGCAGAAGCGTATGGTGAATGGGATTCCGGTATTTCTATTTTATAAGTCGGGAAATACCGAGTATATTCCGGATGACTCAGTAACTGGCGCCAGCCCGCCCGATATTATCGCATTCTTCGCCCGATGTGCGAAGGTTTAGAATGCGACATTCCGAGAGAATTACATGATCCAATGATGTTATTTACTGTGTGTGATAGGTAAATAACATAAACTTAGAATACGACTACATAGTATAAACGATGGAATCTCTCGACTTGAACATTGACAACTATAATTTGCCGGACATTCTTGCGCTTTTCAATCTGCCGACATTATTTAACGAGGATGATTTGAAGCGCGCAAAGTTGACAGTTCTGAAGACACATCCGGATAAAAGTAAGCTTCCGAAGGAGTACTTCCTCTTTTTTACGAAAGCTTATCGCATCGTCCATCAGATATATATGATTCGTCATCCTGCTACAAACGAGCATTATACGCAATATGCCGAGAGGACGCCGCGCACATCGGCGGTTCCGTCATTGCGGTGTGTCGGAAAAGATACACTATCCGCGCCGTATATACCGATTGACGGGGGGGCTGCGGCGGCGAAATCAGTGGTAGATTATGGACGTTTAATGCGGAGCGAAGGCTACCGTCCCGATGCCGGCGACGAGTATGCGAGAGATACACACGAGAGAATGAAGCGCCGCTTGGATGAAATGATGACTGGAACGACAACGACTACTAGTAATGGGGTGACGAAACAGAATGCCGCAGCGAAAGTGAGTGAATTTAATCAATGGTTCAATGAGAAATTCGAGCAATATCGCTTGAAGGACGACGAGGCGGAGACGGGGTATGAAGCGTGGTTCAGGAGCACCTCTAACGACACCGATGACCATGACCGCGATCATGCCGACGCCGACGCCGACGCCGACGCCGACGCCGATGCCACACACGATAGTAGCGGGTCATGGGCGGATAAAGTCGCGCGACTGAACCAACGCAAGCAAGCGTTGCGGAATAAATATGCGCTGGTCGAGAGACAGGAGCTGG